TTCGTTCTGGCGGTCAATGATCTGGCAGAGGTCCGCCACCAGCTTCATATAATCCATGGCAGCGTCACCTCCTCACACCGATCAGCCCGGCGACGTGTTCCAGGTCTGCCATGTCCGCCTCAAAAAAGGCATGGCCCCACAGCCAGAAATCCGCATGATCCGGGTGGCGTAATTTCTGCGCCTCCGGGTCGCTCCACAGGAGATCCCAGCGCATTTGATGGCCAGCGTCTTTCCGCTCCAGCTTGGCCGTGATGGCGCCGATCAGGGCGCCGCGGGCTTTCCCGTTTCCGTCGTCATTTCGTGCAAAATAGCGGTGTGCGCTCTCGCTGGTGACCGCGCACAATGGGCGGCCATTATGTACCAGAAACCCGTCCACAGCGTCCACAGGCGTACCATACCGGAGGTTTACGGGGCCGTTGATACTCACAAACCGCGCTCTTTTTCTTACGATGTAGGCAGTTCCCATTCTTTAGGTCACCGCCTCCCACTGCCACAGGCCAGCGGTTCCGGGTGCCCATACGCACGGTTTCATGTCGGCTTTGCACAGATACACGACGCCGTTATAGGAGTAATACAGGCCGGCGGTGCAGTCCATTCCATACACCCACGGGATCGGATCCTCCTGTGTGCCTGTATGGGCTTTGTCAATGGGTCGGTACACCGCCAGCATACCCTCACCGTGTGGCGGCTGGTGTTCCATGGGCAGAACGCCCTCCGATGGCACGACACGGTAAAGGGTTCCGCCGTCGTTTATAATCGTATCTTTCGGGACAGTCTTTCCTGCTTCTAAAATCTCCGCCCAGGTCTTGAACAGATCCGGCATTTCCAGCGCCGTTTCGTCCGGCACGTCCGTGGCCGCCTGCACATACATTCTGGCCGCCGCTGACAGTTGCCCGGATAGTTTGGCGTTTTCCGTCGCGCTGACGCTGGCCGCCTGGATCTCCGCTCCCGCGTCCGTTTCTTCCAGCATGACCGTGATTTCTGCCCCCGCCATGTCAGGGCGTCCCAGGAGGTGGTAAACGGTGCCGTTGTGCGCGATCCCCGTGGCCTCCGCCTCCGGGCACAGCACGAAACAGCCGTTTTCCGCCTGCTTGATGTAGTTGGGGGCCTCGGTCATGGCCACGGTCGCCCCGTCTTTTGTGATCTTGAACATGGTTTACACCTCCGTTTTGAAAATCGCATAAAATAGCCGCCGCAGTTTCAGCACCCTGCCGTGATCGTTGAAGTTTTCATAATAGGAAATCGGTGTTTGCAGCCATTGGGCCACCTGCTCCACCGTCATTTCACCGCTGGCCACACGCGCCTGGAAAAGCCGCAGTTTCCGCCGTGCCCGCTTCATGCCGTCCCGGCAGCCGTGGATCTTCACGGCGCCGGTGTCCGTCACCTGAAACTTTGCTTTGCAGAACCGGAACGGTCTGGAGAACGGAACCACTTTTGACTTTCCGGCGTTGACCTGCAGGCCCATGGCCTCCGCGTGGCCGATCACGTCCGCCGCGGTCACCTCCGCCGCCTGCTTCGACGGCAGAATGGTGTAATAGTCGTCCATGTAATGGGCAGCGCCATGGATCGAAAGCTGGGCTTTGATCCGGTTGTCCAGGGAGGACGGCAGCGCCACCATTTCCTGCTGGCTTGGCTCCACGCCCAGCGGCATACCCACGCCGCCCGGCACAGCTGCCACCACCAGATCGGCCAACTGCCGCAGGTCCGGGTTTAGGATCATGCCCCGGTGCCGCTCATACAGCAGCGCGTGGGGCGCGTCCGGGAAAAAGTGGTGAAAATCCATCAGGAACAGGGCACCCTCCAGGCCATGCTTGCGGTAATGGTCCCGCAGGTGCTTGGCCAGGCGTCTGTAATGGAAATGCAGGCCGCCGCCTTTCTGGCTGGCTTTGTTGTCGTAGATCATACTGGGCACATACAGCGGCACCAGCACCTTTTTGGTC